GGTGTGATAGTGTTGAAGTTAGGAATGACCTGTGAGAATGGAATATTATAGGTTCCTCTCGCGTTAGGTCCACCACCTATGGTGTCTTTTGTAAAGAATGCCTTACCAATACTATTATCAGTTCTATTGGTTCCATTCAATGCCATGTTGATCTTGATCTTATAGAAGTCTGCGTCATATGGATTAGACGCGGTGACTTCATTCAAATTGTGGGTCTTGTTGATTCTTCTCAACGAAACACCATTGAATTCATACTTAGAAACACGTTGATTTTCATTGTGGTTAGCAACACCTGTATTGTCGATACCTCTTGTGATACCAGTCAAGGTAGCACCTGAGACACCAGTATATTTGATAATTTCATCACCAATTCTGACATATCCTGGGTTAGTAACGGCAACTCCAACACCTTCAAAATTCATCAGATGAGCTGTAGTACCAACGGAGATATTCGTGGTGGCCGTGTTTGGATATGCGGCCGCCAGATTTGTTGCTGGTACAGTAGAGGAAACATTCCTGATGACTACACGGTTTGTATTGGAATACATTCCATGGTTTCTTTGATTGATTGTCATGTGGAGTCCATCATTAACAATACTAATATCTCCATTAATAGAAACTCCAGTTGGGTTTCTAGTAACATCAAGAGTTGTTGTTACACCAACAGAGTTGGTATATTTGAGTATAGCATTTGCAGCTGTTGAGAACTCACCCTGAACCTCAGTGATATTCAATTCGTTGTTGCCAAAGATGGTAGAGATAGAAACTTGAATTCCATCACCAAGACCACTTCCGATAGTTGTTGGTGTGAGAATATCACCGACTTGATAACCTCGTCCACCAGCGTTAATTGTAGCTCCAACAGCAACTCCATTTTCAATGAAGATGTCAGCTGTAGCGTTAATGCCATGACCAGTGACAGCTGTCATCGCCACATTGGTGAAGGTGAAAGGACCTGACGAAGGAGTATATCCAACACCAGCGTTGATGATAGGCATCGGTCCCTGAAGAGCCGAACCACCATAACCTACAAATCTACCAGTAGCACCAGACACATCCTGAGTAATCAGTTGACCATCTAGAAGACCAGCATCAGCAACTGTAGTTCCGAGACCAACTCTGATAGTCTTAGACTCTGCTACAATTCCTTTTGGAGGAATAACTTCCAGATCCTGTGGGAGTTGTGGGTTGAATAACTGAACAGAACCAGAAGGAACAAAGTCAGCTCTGAACATCTCAAACGTAAGGTCCTCATACTGAGAAGGTGTCCAAGTAGAAGCGTTCTGTGACTTGAACAATGAACCAAGAAGTCTCTGTGTAGAAACAAGAATCTGACCAGCTTCTCTGTCTAGAGTAGCAACATCAGACTCACCAAGTCTAGAAATCCATACTCTATATTCTGTAGAGTTGGACAAGAGAATGATAGCATATTCCCTCTGACCATTCAAATAGACGGGAGCTGGGAAAGTAAACTTGGTTGGAATACTAGCATCATTTGATACTTCGATATCATCGGGTGCCATTGCAACTTCAGAGAATGCGAGGACTCTCTGGTTAGGAATACCAAGCTCAACTTCACGAATTTGTAATGTTACTGGTACATCAAAATCAATTGGTTTCTCTTGGAAATAGATATCGATAGAACTCAGATAAACACCAGTAACGTCATCAACAATAAAGGATTGTGCAAGAGGGTCTTTAAATTCACCAGTTAGTCTACCATCATCACTACCAGTCTGGAATGTTGTACTTGAGGTAGCTGTATCACCAATAGTTCTAGTCTCAACAAAGCTATCATCATGTGTGACTCTAGCGTTTCTCATTGACAGGGTGACTTCCTGTGTGTTGTCTTGGTCACCTTGTGAATAGAAGATTTCTTCAGCTGAAGTACTGACCAGACCTTCGACTCTACTATCAGTCTCACTACTGGTGAGTCTTAATGTAGATCTACCAGTTTCAAATATAGGTGCTGATGGGTCATCAGAACCTGGAACTCTATATGAACCAATCAAAGTACCAATACGATCTGTAATCAATCTCACATCGGTTACTGTAGCTTCAGCCCCACTGTTAGCTCCAACCAGTCTCATTCCTGTGGCAATATAACCTTGGAACTCAGGATTGTTATCAGATGCCAGTGAGAATGTATCAACGTTCAATACAGATGATGTCTCTGTATATGTGTCAGGGAGAAGATTCTCTCTGTCATATGGGTTTCTATCGTAGAAATCAGTAGGTTGGTTATAAGGTCCAAACTTGTGGTTTGCTGATGCAAGTCTGAATACAATAGCTGGTGATATATTTTCATCTTCTGATGTGGACACTACACTAGAATCTGTTGGTGAGAATAATTGTGTATCTGGCATGATACCACCAATAGCTTCACCAACTTCAAATGTACCACTAACCATCTGAACTTCGATGAGTTTGGACAAACAGTATTGTTTAACATCCACATTATCAAAGAATGGATAAACCTCAGTGTAAGGTTTCATAGCCTGAGCTGTAAACTCAATGTTACGAGCTCTCATGAACTGAATGACTTCACGATTGACGATTCTGTCACCAAGTGAAGAAGTATCAATCTGTTCAGTTACTGTAGTTTGAGTACCAGTTCTCTGTTGATTGAGATCAACACCAACTGTACCAGTGATTGTAGTGTCAGTGCTAGTGGTCTCTTCTTCAACTTGGAAATTAGGTGGAACTTCGTCTCGGGCTGCATCTCCCCTCATATCGACAAACTCATCCATAGTTCCACTTCTGAAAGAAGTATCAGTGGATGTACTTTGAGAAGAACTCAAGTCAAATGAGACATTGACTCCAGTTGTTTCCCATGCCTTCCAAATGACAGGAGATACACCAGATCTTGAACCATCTTCAGCTGTGGTAACCTCAGCTCTCATTGCCTCAGCAACACCCTGGAATGAACCTTCCATCAGAACATCTCTGAGTTCCATCTGGTTGACATCAATCCAAACATCAACACTTGGTTCAAAGCTGATAGTACCTTCCCAGAAACGTACAAGGAAAGGAGTAACACTCTCAGATCTTGTAGCGAATGGTTGTCTCAACCAAGAAGTTTCAGTAAAGTCAAGAGTGATCATCTGACCATTTCTCCTAACACCCTGACCAAGAATGTCAGCAAATCTAACGTCTTGATTGGATGTGGTAGTTGTACCAATACCAGCCATCGTTGTGTTGCCAACTTCCATGTTGACAGCTGTTGTGTAATGGGAAGGTCTCAGAACACCTTGACCCCTATCGATAGCATTTTTGGCTCCAATTTTAAGTTCTTGAGTCAAGAGGGAACTAAAGTTATCAACAAACAAACCAGACCTAAATCTGTCCATACCATTAGCGTCTGGAATGAACTGATTGAGAGTTCTTGACTCAAGTTGATTCAATGAGGTGTAGTATTCAAGATTCTTAATTCTCTGTTCCAGTTTAGAGATATCAGACATCTGATATCTCTTATGGTTAATAAATGTAGTTCTTACATCAGTTGTTTTGAACGTATAAGCTGGAACATACATGTTCGCAATGTTCATAGCATTGCTCAAACCCTTCGGTTGAGTGGGAATATCAGATGGAGCTCCTTGAATTATCTGGAAAACACCATTCTTGTCCAAATATACTCTGTCAATTCTTGGGAGATAGTAATCATAATCTAAAGTCATTGACTCGTCAGAAGCCAAGATGTCCTTAGAACTGTGTTGCCCACCATTAAATGTCCTACCCAAGAATTCAAATGGTGATCTGGTGTTTGAAGTAGCTACTGCGAAACTTGAAACTCTAGGACGAGCATCAACAATATCAGTTGTTCTGACACCACTAACTTTGTTAACCTCACTACCATACTTAAAATCCTTGTAGGAGTTGACTACCGTGATGTCACCAGTATCTCCACTACCGTAAGAAGCAGACAAACAATATATTTTCAGTTTGTTCTGTGGAGTTGCAACATCCTGTCTTCTTCTGATTCTAGAATAATCATAATGTGATTTTCTCTGACCTGTAGAGAAGTTAAAGTCTTTGGTTACATTTCTACTATTAACAACAATAGCAGAAGCAACGGCACTTACACCAGACTCTTGGAAGTTGATAACCTCACCAGGTGAGAATGATGTCTTATTTTCATAAACGAAATTGATTGAAGTATCTGTTTTTCTTACAAGATATATGGCTCTAGCACCACTGATAGAACCAATAACCTCTTCACCAACAATGAGATCATTCGTAGTATTTGTTGGACCATCCATAGAAGCAACAGTCATTGATGGTGCTTCGGGATCTCCACCATTAGTTTCTGAATCACCCAAGAAGACACCATAAATCATGACGGCATCTGGTATGTTCAGTGAAATATCTCTATCTTGAACTCTTGTTCCATATGGATAAGTTCCGTACTGAAGACCATCATTCAGAGTTGTGAACCCAATACCAGATCCAGGATTTGATGACTTATCAATGACAATTTCAACTACTCTATTTTTCTGTTTGATCTTTGAAGTTATAGAAGATTTACGGAGTGTTGCGATTAATTTGGCTGAACCATTAGTTGTCAAGTTATTGAGTGTGATCTGTATGCTTCCAGCAGCAAAGGTAAACTTGTCTTCAGACAGTGGTATGATATTACCAGCATCATTTACCAAACAGTATCTCTCCTCATCATAAGGTAAGAATACTTCGTTAGCATCTGCATTAATTGAACCAGTAGATCCGTCTGCAACAGTTACGTCAAACTGTCTTCTAATTACCAGATTGGATTTTGTGAGATCAACATTATCAACAAATCTTCTTGGGAATAAAGAGAATAATGACTCATTATCAGCAATATTTGAGTTTCTTGATCGTGGTGCAGGAGATGACTCAACTACTCTCAAATCGGTGAGTGTAGTATCTAAAGTTGGTGTACCACCATCAACAAAAGCTGTAACAGTCTTAACACCAACAACTTGAACAGAATTGGTGTTGACTTGAGTTACTTTGAGGAGTGTTGGTAATGTAAGAATTGGGTCAGAATATTCAACAAGATTTCCTACAGTTACGATACCTGGGAAGGAAAGTGTTGGATTTGTGATTGTAGAAACACCAGTAGTTACATCACCCTTAGTAATTGAAGCAATACCAATAGTAACTGATGTCTGTGGGATCAAATCACCGACAAATGTTCCAGATGTTCCAACGATACTGTAAACCGACTGAACATCTGAAATTTCGTGATTTGTAACGTCAATAGTCGTTCTTTGATTAGTGGTCTCACCATTAAAAGTCAAAAGTTCACCAATATTGAAATTACCCTTGAGATCATAGACTGTAAGAGCTGTTCCAGCACTTACATTGTGTCTGATGAAACCCTCAGCTCCACTAGATTCACCTTTTACATGAACAGGAGTGGTGAGATCGATATTTTCATTAATATCGAGCTTAGTATAGGTCTGAACGTCATATAGGGAGAGATCCCATTGATTTAGTTGTAAATTGGTCGTATTGTAACCACCACTCTCTAAGGCAAAGTCATAAACTCTAGCAATACCGATTTCTTCACCATGTTGGTCTGTTGTGGCAGATCCGACCCTTTCACTTCTTAAACTAATGGTATTTGTATTGTCAAAACCTAAAGTTGGAGATCCAGAAACATTATTGAGTCTAAATGATGGTCCAAAACCAAAATTAATCGATTGACCAGTCAAATTGCGAGTTGTTCTTGCCTTTGGAGCATCCAAGAAGGTTGGTCCAAGTGTTTCAATAGGATATCCTCTTACATATGCCTTACCAGGTCCAATTTTGTAGACCATGAGGTCTTCAGCTGGTGTTTTACCACTTGTAGTGGTTTGATTTAGATTATAGACACCTCTATTTCCATATCCATTGTTTAAACTCTCTCTAACAGTGGATACGAACTCTTTTACATAGTAATGACCAGATTCATCGAAGGTTCTTGTTGCTAATTCGTCTCCAAGGATGTTATAGTCAGTTGCAGTATTAGTTTCTCTTAAAATACCGTTCTGAACTTCCGCTAATTGAACAAAATTCTGATCATTGAAGTCATCTCTATCCTTTTTGGCCAAAAATGCAGTAATTTCAAGCCTATCAGCTCCAGGAGCGGTAAAATTGGTGAAATTCTTAGCATTATCATTCAAGGATGGATCAACATCCGATGAAACTAGACTTTCGGTGACATTTAGACCAATTCTGTAACTTGGTTTATTTTCATATTGATCGAGAATGAGAATTTGGTCCTCAACATCGACGAAAAATCCTCTGAGGAAGTAAACACCATTACTCAGAGCAAAAGCAGAACCAACAGCGTTGGCATTATTGGTCAATGTCTTAGCAAAACCCTCTCCAGCAGCAATAAATGTTGTTGCAAAGGTAATATTGTCTCCAGTGAGGAGAACTTCGTTGTCTAACAACGTTTGAGTCGCATTATCGGAGGTAGACGACTCATGATAGTCCAAATAAAGGGTGTAGACACCTCTATCAGACTGTTGATCGGTGATATATGTTACAACTTCGGCTGTTACCCCAGATGTGGCACCAGTGACCTTCTTACCAACTAACTGTTGGACATATAATGATACAGGAACACCTAAAAACTCAGGTTCAATCTGAATAGCATAAAAATTAGGCAGAAAAGTCAGCTGACCAGGAATAACCTTAGCCCCTTCTTTGAAGAAGTGGGTTCCCATATCTTCAACTTGATTTTGAAGAATGGATTGAAGGTTATTTAACTCCCTAGCTTGAACTGGATACGCTGGCTTAAAAAGAACTTTATAATAGTTACTCTGCGGATCAAAGTCGTCAAAATAAGGAGCAACGTTAAGGTTAGTTTCCTGTGGCATGATTTCTTATTAGAATTGCAAGATGATCTTTACGTCTTCTTTCTGGGATGAAGACCTTGTGACAGAAGGTCTGTTGTCAACGTAGATGGTATTTCCAGAATATTTACTCACCTCTGGTTGTGCGACACCAGAGGTGAAACTTTGACCCAAGTAATATGTCCTATTATTTATTACTGTACTTACACCCGTAAACACAGTGTCAATCCCGAGATTGACTGAGCCACCTACGATTGTAAATGCTCCCCCAGACAACACATCCGAGGTAAATTTGTGAGCTTTGAACCCATATTGTGGACCAGAGTTCAAAGTTCCATCACTGTTGAATCCTGCTGTCGTTCTATCTTGCCATAGTTTAAGAACACCAGTAGTTTGATCGTAAGAAACGACTCTACCGACAGCCGTTGAACCCAATCCAACAGTTTGAGTCACATAATCGTCAGCTGTGAACGTAGCTGAACTATATCCAACTCCAGTAAGTCTCAATGCAGTGACTGCACTAGCCTTATCAAGGTTTAAAACAGTGGATGAACTGTATGCTTGTGGATTTTCGACCAATCCAACCCTTGCAAACTGGTTTCCAGTGATAAAATCAGGGTTTTCAGTGTCATTTTCAAAACGTGCATATGTAAGTACATTGTATGCACCCATTTCACGGTAAATATCGTAACCATGACCACCATTTGGGGGAATAATTACGTTAAAAACTGGTTTTGTAGTTCCTTCTGGGACTCCACCACCGACAAGATCAACTGTTCCGAAGGTATAACCTGAACCACCAGCTGAAATAGTGACAGAATCAACCTTTGAGTCGTTATTTATGACTACAGTGGCCTCTGCTCCAGATCCATCACCAACAATTGGTACTCTTGTGTAGGTGATATTGGCTGTTCCCAATCCAACACCACGGTTTTTCACAGTTACAACCTTGAGTTGACCACTTGTGGAGGCGTTTTGCCTCATCGATGCGTTATCACCACCAATATCGTACCAATCTGTTGGAACTGGGATGTAATCAGTAGAGTCAAACTTGATAGCTTGACTTGGTTTGATAGTATAAAGGTATTTCCAGATGTAACCATCACCACTTGAACCAGCTGATCTGGGTTCTAAGTCTGTGAATGTGGGTTCATCAAGAGATGGACCACCTTGGAAGTTATTTTCAGGGTTGGCATTGTTGAAAAGACAGATATAAACTCTAAAATCAGAGTTCATCACATAATAATTGGCCTCATAGATATCAAAAGAACCAGATGGCAGAGATGGATTATCTCTACTGATGTCGTTCCTCCACATGTCATAGGTAACACCAGATGACCAGGTGTTTTTTCTGACTACTTGACTGACATCACTAGAAGAAATCTTCTTCATAGCAAGCATCGTATCCCAATAGTCATTAGACTCATTGAGATTGTCCTTCGGTGAAGGAGGATTGGTATCCCAAGTTGACTGATAGTCAGTCGCGTTGGGAAGTCCAATGAATGCATAGTATGAGTTGGATGCCGACTGAACTCCAACTACGAAGTTCCTAGCATTCAAAATACGAAGTTGATCAGTGATTATCGCTGCCATTTTATTTGGACTTTTTTGTTATTTATTGCAGTTTAAGAACCATTATATTTGTACATAATTAATATACTTCAAAGGATTCTTTCTAGAGAGAACACCAGATGTAGAAACACCAACATATCCATCAGAGAGATAGGATGGGAACTCATGAGGATTCGTTCTCGCCTCAAACATAATCTTACCCCAACTGAAGTTACCAGTTGTTGTTGAACCGAAACTGACGGTTCCAAGATCAGTTACATTGGTTTCAATTCTTCTCACATATGTAGATACACCAGCTACCGTCATCTGGACAGTTGATGCACTTTGTACTTGATATACAGCGTCTGAGAAAGTAGATGCTGTTGATAACGTGTTACCAGCGTTATCTTGAGTGGTCAAAGCGACACCAGCCTGAATGTTGGTGTTGTAAAGTGTAAAGAAGTCACCGACATCAAGAGAACTTACTGTGATCGCTGTTCCAACATAAGCTGTTGTTCTCAAGAACGAATCAAACGGAATGAACAGGTCAAATGTCATCTTGTCCTGTGAACCAGACTTGGTTGTTGTGAATCCAATGATAGTTCCATGGTCTCCCTCATAAGAAGATACATTGATCTCCTCCTTCTTAATTCTTGGTTCTTCAAAGAGAACGACTGGGACTTGAGATCCAGTATATCCAACACCACCATTGGTGATGGTGACTGATGAAACTCCATCTCCTGTAAGAGTAGCTGTCGTTGTTGCGATCGTTGAAACACCAATTGGGGAACCGATTGTGACCGTAGGTGCCACTGTGTATCCAACACCAGCTGTCGTTACTGTGACAGAAGAAATGGTTCCACCAACAGATACGGTAGCTGTACCAGAAGCTCCAACAACATTATCTTGTGAGGTTATTGTAATAACCTTCTGGAAGTCTCTTACTTGATTCTCATTATTGGAATCAAACAGAGGTCTCAGGGTAGAAACATAAGCTTCTGTAGAACCAAACCCAACAGGTTGAGTCAGATAGGAACATGGATAAACAAGTGGTTCATATTGAATTCTATCCTTACCAACTTGAATACCATTGACAATCTTGTCAACAGTTTGTTTACACCAAGTTACAGGTCTAGTGGTGCTTCTGTCACTGGTAACACCAGGACCAAAGTAACTATTAGTTTCTATAGAATCCAAAGTGTTGATACCAACGATAGTTCTGGTATCTTGATCAAGGATATCTCCCTGTAATGGTGGGAGATTGTCAATGTTGAGAGTATCACCAACCTTGACAGTTTCAAGAACATCAGTGAAGATAACATCAACATCTCCACTACCTTTGTAGAACAGAACTTTAGAAGTATCACCAGGTTTTGGTGCTTCTGTAAATTCAACAGTACTACCACCTTTGAAGATGTAACCTTTACCTGGTTCTTGAAGAACATCATTGATAAAGATCAGAAGTGTCTGGTCAACATCAATGTTTGATCCCTTAGCTGATTGAATCGATACTGAATTTGAATTTAACTGAAGTCTGAAATCTTTGACGAATCCATCAAAGAGATCATCAAATTTATCGAGAACTTCCAATTGACCAACTGACCAACCATTGAATCTATCAGAGAAGATTCGGTCTACGATGATTGCAAACTCTTCAAATGATGCTCCAGAAACAGTTGGGATACCAACAGTGCCACCAACTGGAACTGTCAGAATCTCACCTTCACCATATGCGTAACCAGTGTATACAAACTCAAAGTCGATTACACTAGAACCTTGTCCAACAACAATGTTGACATATGCGCTCTTACCAGCTCCAGTAGGTCCAGAAGAACTATATTGGAGAGGAATGTTGTCATATGACAGTGGATCATCGAATACAACATCGAAAGGTTTTCCAACCTTACCACATCTAGCGTAGAAGTGTTCTCTTGTCGAGATACCAGTGTTGACAATGAAAGATGTAGAATCAACTACTTGAATTACATTTGTTCCATGGAAAGCTGGATCTTGACTACTAGCTGAGTTGTTATTACCTCTTGGAGCAATGAGAACAGGTTGTGCAACACCACCAGACTGATAGAAAGTTGGTACTGTAGAGACACCAACGTTTGTTACAAACTCTGTTGAACTATTGACAGCCGTAACTTTAGTTCCACAGTATGCTGGGTCTGTTGTTCTTGGATATGTGTGTGTTGAAGATCCACCATCCAAACCACATGTCATGGCAATACCAGTGAGAAGTACGTCACTTCTTTGACCAGTGGTCTGTAAGTTATGTGCTCCTGATGTTGTAACAGTCATGATACCAGTGGTGTTGTCATAGACAACATTGGTAATATTGACAGGACCAGAACCAGAGTAGTTACATGTAAAGGCTATACCAGAGAGTTTAACTGTATCACCCTGTGAAAGACCATGAGCTGTTGACGTTGTAACAGTTGTAACACCACTGGTGGATGTATAATCAACATCTGATACATCTCTTGGAGCGTAGAAGACCTGTGAGTTAGTGATAGCTACACCAACAATGTTTCCATTAGTGATAGTAGCTGTTCCGATTGGAACCAGACCAACTCCACCAGTAGGTTGAATACCAACACTGACGGTCTGTAATCCACTCCTATAACCAGAACCACTATTCGCAATACTGACGTTTGTGATCGTACCAG